TGACCTGGGTGTGGGAGCCGAGCGCGAACAAGTTTTGCAACGGCATCGCCACGGTGCCGGTGTCGCCGATTAGTGGCATGACGGTGGCCGATGCCGACGACGCCGACATCACCGCGGACTACTCCCTGATCAGCATGGCAACGCACGGGGTGGCGCTGTACGGCCTTGAAGGCGCGTATGCCGCCGGCATGGCGGTGACGCTGCCGAGCGGCTACGCGAACGCCGCGGCGCTCGATCCCGGCATTGCCGACGCGCTGCTGCGCTACACGTCGCACCTGTACGAGAACCGCGAAATCCTGGTGCCCGGCACCGACGCGCAGTCGCCCGGCTGGATGACCGACGTGATCGCCACCTATTGGATGCCGCGGGTATGAAAATCATCGAAGCGCATTTCACGGTGCGGCTGGACGAAGGCGACGACGAACTGGACGCGATCGGCGAGATTGAAAAGCTGCTGGATGAAATCGGATTTGCTGGAGCGGTGAACATTACAGGATCGCCCAACACCGATTATCCGGCGGGCGACGTCAAGGACATCAGTTTCGAGACACCGCCGGAGGACGAATGAAAACCGTGCAGATGCTGCGCAATTTTGATTATCACCCGCACCCGCGCAAGACCGTTCGATTTCATGCCGGCACCACCTATTCCCGTGTGCTTGAGAATGCCGCCAGGCAGATCGATCGCGCGGGAGCCGGCCGCATCCTCGCCCCGGATGTGGCCGGCGATCGTTACCTGACGCGGGACGCAAGCCATGCCTGGCGCATCACGCGGCGAGGCTGAATAGATGCCGGCACCGGAAAATGGCGCGGGCAGCCTGCGCTATCGCCTGCGGTTTGCCGAGCGCGACACCGTCGATGATGAGTATGGAAATCCGTCGACCGGCTGGATCGATCGCTTCACGGTGGCCGGCAACATCACCGCCAAAGTCGGTGGCGAAGCGGTGGATGCCGCGCGGCTGGCCGGCCGGCAACCGGTGATCCTGACGGTGCGGCGATCGCCGGACACCAGGCAAGTGACCACCGACTGGAAAGCGACCGAGATCGACAGCGGCACCGAGTTCAATATCCGCACCGCGATTGATCCGTTCATCGGCAACAGCAATCACGGCATGTGGATCGAGATGATCGCCGAGACCGGGGTGGCGGTGTGAGCTACGCCGATCCGTCGCTAGCCATTCAAAAGGGATTTGTCTCGATCCTGAAAGCCGACGCCGGCGTGAATGCAATTGCCGGCGGGCGGATCTACGACGCGGTGCCAGGCGGCGCCGTGAAACCCTACGTTTCATTCGGCGCGTTCCAGTTGTTGCCGGAACACGGCGACTGCCTGGACGGCGGCGAGGCGATCGTGACGCTGGACGGCTGGGCGGCCGGTCCTGACACCGTGCAGGTGAAACATCTCGGCGCCGCGATCGCCAAGGCGTTGGACCGCAAGACGCTTGAGCTCGACGGACAGCGGCTGATCGAACTCGCGATTGAACAAACCCAATACATGCGCGACCCGGACGGATTGACCGCACACGCGGTGATCACCGTGCACGCATGGACCGAACCGACAACCTGAGAGGAGCCTAAGCCATGGCAATCGCGACCACCTATCCATTCAGCCAATTCCTGGTGAAGATCGGCGACGGCGGATCGCCGGAAGTGTTCACCGATCCGTGCGGCCTGACGAGCAAGGGCTTCACGCGATCGGCCAACATGAATGATGTTAATATTCCTGACTGCGACGATCCCGACGCACCGTCCTGGCTCGGGCGCGAGGTGGTGAGCTATCAGGGCCAGATCGCCGGTTCAGGTGTGTTGGCGAAAGAAAGTTATGAGGTGTGGGAGGATTGGTGGGAAACGGCAGAGACCCGCAACGTGAGGATCGAGCTCGGCACTGACATTGCATGGATCATGCCTGCCAAACTGCAGGAAATAGCCGACACCGCCGAGCGCGGCAGCAAGGTGCAGATAGCCGTCAACCTTGTGTCCGATGGTGCGGTGACGCGGATCACCATTCCATGAGTGCGGATGGATCAATTGTCATCGAATGGGGCGGCGATGAATACAAGTTTCGGTTGGCAATCGGCGAGATGCGCGACCTGTTCGAATTCATCAACAAGCCGCGGGTGGCAATCGGCGCGCCGATGATCGGGCCGATGACACTGCTGCAAACCCTCGAAAAGGGCGACGGCTGGCCGAATGAGATCCGCGAAATCATTCGGCTGGGTTTGATCGGCGGCGGCATGAAAACCGATCGGGCACTGGTGCTGATCAAGACACTGGTCGAACCGCCTGGGCATTTACTAAGCGCCCATGTGGTCGCCTACAAAGTTCTGATGTCGGCGATTTCGCCGGTGGAAGATGAGGAAAACCCGGTGGGAAAAAATGGGCCGGCCGCGGACGGGATGGCGCCGCCGACCGGATCAGCTTTGCAACCATCTACGGGACCGGCGCTGCAATAGGTTTCGCGCCGCATGACATTGACCGCTGCAGCCTTTGGCAATTTGCCGCGATGGTCGACGGTTGGAACAGGGTACACGGCGCCGAGCCGAAACCGGAAGCACCGAGCGATGCCGAGTTTGACGCGATGCTGGAACAGTCGGCGGCGATGGAAGCAAGGAAGCTGAATGGCGGCCGACGACGATCTGCAAAGATACTTTAACGGGCTGACCGGAAAGATGCGGAAGCAACTGGCCGGCGTCATCGATGATGAGGCCAATCAACTGGCGGACGCCATTCGCGCGGCGGCGCCGTCAAAGGAAACCGCGCACTTGCGCAATTCGGTTCGCGTGGAGCCTGGCCGCGATGACCTGGAAAAATGGGTGGCCGCGGGCGGCTCGGCGACCACCGTGCACAACTATGACTATTCGCTGGCGGTGGAATTCGGCACCGAACACAACGCGGCGCAACCATTCTTCTGGCCGACCTATCGGGCGCGGCGGGACAAAATCAGGCAAAACATCATGACTGCAATCGAACAGGCATTGAAGGGCTGATAGATGGCGCCGTCCCTGCGCATTCCCGTCTCGGTTTCGATGGATCAATTCGAAAGCCAGATGGCGAAGATGGGCGACCTGACGCAGACCGTTGTCAAAAAAATGACGACGGAATTTATCAAGCTCAACGCCGAGATCGCGGTGCAGGGCGTCAAGGCACTGGCGCAGTTTGGTTTGCAGGTCGGCAAGGTTGCCTTGCAGATGGGCGCCATGCAGGCGGCAATGCGCGGGGCGATGCGGCTGGCGATCCCGGTGGCGGCGATCGGCCTGGTGGTCGAAAGTTTCAGGGCGATGGCTGCGATCGCCGAGCTCGCGCGCCAGAAGATGGAGGAATTCCGCGAGGTATCCGAGAAGGCATTTGCGGCGGGTGTGTCGGCGGATTTCTTCCAGCGATGGGTGAAGGGCGCGGAGGCGATCAAGCTCTCGGTTGAGGACGCGACGGCGGCGCTGCAGAAGTTTGCGGATCAGAGCAAAAGCGCATTCGGCGGCAGCGCGCTAGAAAACCGCATCAAGGAATTGAAGGAAGCCGGCAACCTGCAGGGCAACACCGGCGTCGGTGCGCTCGGCAATGCGATCGGCAACCAGGACAAGCTGCAGGCGACCGTTTCGCTGATCGATCAGATGCTGGCCAAGGGCGAACGGCTGGCGGCGCTCGATCTGGCCGAGCGGGCATTCGGGCCGAAGGTGGCCGACAACCTGCGCGCTGATGCAGGCTACCTGGATAAAATCCTTGAGACGGCGCAGAAGATCGAGGCGACGAAACTCATTGACGCCGAGCAGATCAACAACGCGGTTGATCTGAAAAATCGGATTGACGAAGCACAGAAAATTCTCGCCGAGAAGTGGTTGCCGATCCAGAAAGACCTGGTGGGCCTTGGCATTGCCTACGAAGAAAGCTGGGTGAATTTCTACCAGAACCTGGCATCCGCGGTGACGGTGGCCAACAGTCTTTATGAAGCGTTGAAACGCATTCCCGATATTTTCGCCGCGGCCGGCGCTTCACCGTTCTGGCAAAAATTCAATCAGGTTGCCGACAAGCTCGGGGTGTTGTCGTCGCCGGAAAGCCTGGGCCTGACGACGGTGCCGCAGACATCGCCGCAATCGCCGGCCGCGCAGGCGCTTGCCAATGCGATGAAAAATCCCGCCAACATCCAGCGGGCTATGCGCGAGACGAGCGACATACAGTCGAAGGTGCGCGGGGACACGTCAAAGCCGATCGTCGGCAAGCAGGCGCCGGCAGCGTCCGAGGCATCGGCCTGGGACCGCGCGAATGAGCAGATCAGCAAACACATCGGATTGATGAATGCCGACACTGCGGCGGTTGGAGAAAATGCTGGCGAGCATGAGAAACTGCGCACCATTGCCTTGCTGGAGGAAGCGGCAAAACGGGACCGCCTGAAGATCACCGATGAAGTCACGCGGGCGATCAACGCACAGGCGGCCGCTGCCGGCGAGGCGGCGCTGAAACTGGCCAAGGCGCAACATCAACTGGCAGAGATCAACGACGCTAGCCGGGAATTCGGCTCGGCGCTGTCGGACGCATTCAAGGGCATGGTGCTGGAAGGCAAGAAGCTCGATGAAGTCTTGCGCAACCTGACCAACCGGATGGCCAGCAAGGCGATCGATCGGATGTTTGATCTGATCTTTGCGGCCGGCGCCGGTCAAAGCACTTCGATATTCGGCGCGCTGCTGAAAGGGTTTGGCGGAGCGCGGGCCGGCGGTGGATCGGTGTCGGGTGGATCAAGCTACCTGGTCGGCGAGCACGGGCCGGAACTGTTTGCGCCCGGGCAGTCCGGCATGGTGATCCCGAACCAGGCGATCGGGCGCGGCCGGGGTGGCGGGCTGACGGTGGCACCGGTCTACAACATCGATGCAAGCGGCGCCGATACAGCTGCGGTGGCGCGGCTGCAGGCGGCGTTGATCGCCACCAACAGATCGCTTGAAAGCCGGGCGCTGTCGGCGGTGGCGGCGCACATGGCGCGCGGCGCATGAGCCTGCCGAGCGAGATCGCCGCACTGGTCGGTAAGCGCGAGGCACCGTGCGCGTTCCTGGTGCGGTTTCATTTCGTCTCGGGGATCAAGCGGCTGTGGACCGGGTTTGGCAGGCTGACGACGCTGGACGGCCAGGTGTGGAACGGGCTCGGCGAGATGGGGACGATCGACGGGCTGACCACGGCCATGAATGGCACGGCGCCGGCGGGGCGGCTCACGGTGTCGGGTGTGGATGCGAGCCTGCTGGCGATCGCTGTCGGCGAGACGGATGACTTTGAGGGGCAACCGGTGGCGATCTTCCTGCAGGCATTCGATGGCCGCGCGCTGTCGGGCAATCCCTGTGCGATCGCGGTGCGGCTGATGACATCGCTGCAGGTGTCGCGATCGGCGGCAAGCCGGACCTTATCGATTGAGCATGAGACGCCCTACACCGGCCGC